GTATCAGGAAAGCGATATCGAGGTGAAATGGGTGACGGCCGAGGAATACGCGGCGCTCATGGCCCCGACAGCGGACGAAATACAGGCACAAATGAAACAGCAGGCCATCGACGCCATCCAATCCATCCTTGACGCTCAGGCCAAGGAATTGGGCTTCGACACCGTTCACACCGCGGCCGTCTGGACAATCAGCAAGAACCCTGCACGGAAGGCAAGGGCAGATGCTCTTGTCGCATGGTGTGACGCTGTGTGGGACTTTGCAGAGGCCGAATGGGAGAAACAGGTAGAGGGGAAATCGACCTACACGGATATAGAGACCTTCCTTGCCGATCTACCAAAGTTTCCGGGGGGGTGGTAACATGGGGATATATAGGGACGGCGTGTGGCCGCAAACGTTATTAATAAACGACATTGCTTCTATAAGAGCTTTGAGAGAATATATAGTAGGAAGTTCGGAAACAAAAATAAAAGCTACAGAGTACCTTTCTATTTGTGAAGACTACGCAATACAGGAGAGAGCCAAAATGGGGTTATCTATAGATGCGAGTGTGGTAGAGAAAAGCTAAATGGTAGGTGGATAAATGGCGTGCAAAGCAAAACCAAAGAAGAAGGGCAAGTAATAATTACTAAATGTCCTATATGTAAGGTTAAAATTTGGAAGACCAATTCGGAATAGATAAATTAAACTTGACAGAGTATGAAAAGAAAACTCTTAACGATTGGGTTGGTTTCTTTTCTTTTAAACCTACTTGGGCNTTTAANCANTTAATGAACTGTGANGAGGATGTAATATGTCTCTTTACTGGCAACCAAGCCATGAAGACTTCGAANGTAGCGTATTGGAATGTAATGAGTGTGTTAGGGCTATTGCCTGTATACGAGAAAAATATCAATCCAGAAGATCCGATAAGGATATTAAGGTTTGCCTCAGAAGTTCTACCGGGGGACACAGGTAAAGGCGGCAAAGAAGTTAGGAACACTCAGTATCCTGAATTTAAGAAGTGGCTACCTCCTTCACTTATCAAGAAGGATATCACGTTTAGAAGTCCTGTAATGACTCTCATGTGTCCTAGGGATGGCCCTGATATAATGATAGAGTTTGTATCGTTCAATCAGGACGTTCAAGCTCAGGCTGGTGTGCAGCGTAGAAGGGTTTGGATAGATGAGCACTGTAAGAAAGACTTCTATCAAGAACAGCTTCCTAGGCTCCTAGCCGCTAAAGGAGATATCTTATTCACTCTTACTCCTGCTCAGGAATATCTTGACTGGGAGTTTGACGAGTTCTATGAAGAAGCTTCTAGGATCATAAGAACTCCTTCTATTATAAAACGTATCAAGGAAAGAACTGGAGAAGACGTTAAGCCAATTGAGAAGAGAGATACGCATAAGTCAATAGTAATCGTAATGGCTGCTACTGATGACAATCCTACTCTTGAGACTGAAACTATTGATAAACTGTTTGCAACATTTGGGGACGAAGAGATTGTTGACATCAGAAGATATGGACTGTTTAAACAAATCTCAGGAAGAATATTCAAACAGTTCGATAAACGTACACACGTTATTAGCAAAGATAAATACTTCCCTAATGGGATACCTTACACTTGGTTACACGCTAGAGGAATTGATTACCATGAGCACAATCCTTGGGCAATCGGGTGGATATCTCTCTCCCCTACAAACGAAGCTTTCATCTGGAGAGAATACTATCCTTCACCTGAGAACCATGTAACGCTAGATATAGCTAGAAACACTGCTAAGTTAAGTGAAGACTATAGATTTCATCTGGACATAATAGACCCTCTAGCTGCTAAGAAACAACCAAACACAGGGTTTAGTGTGGTTGATGATCTTAACAGAATCTTCTTAGAGCTTAAAAGAGAAGGTATAGGAACAGGAGCTTCTTGGAAGACATGGGATACAAAGTCTACGGTTGGAAGAGACGCTATAAGAATGAGGCTTACCAACTCTAAACTATGTGGTGTTCCTTTTAATAATAGAAGATTAGTCAACGACAGAGAAGAATTCCTTCCTACACTTTGGATACTTGATAACTGTAGAAACTCTATAGACTTCATGATGAACTGGAAGAAAGAAGAGTGGCTTAACAGGGAGATGGCTTTGTTGAAAGATTCTAAAGACTCCCCACAGCAAAAGTGGAGCCATTTCAATATGGTCTGGGAAGCAGTTTTCAAAGAAACATACTTCGATGTAAGAGCTTTAAGGAATGGGCCTAGAGAAAACAGAAACCCATATCGTGATTATATGAGAGCCTAATATGCTTTATACGTATCATTGTGTTGACTGTGCAAAGATTTATGAGATCATGGTGAAACTTAAAGATTATGACAAAGAAATAAAATGTCCTCATTGTAAGAAACCTCTAAAGAAACAGATGGACGCTCCGTACTTTACAATAAAATAGGAAGTCAAATGGACGACAACGTAAAAGAATATGTGAAGAAAACTATAGTAGACGACGAACTTACCAGTGCTAAATCTCTTACTGATGAATCTGGTGATACATTCGACAGTCTCATAGATATGGTCGAGTGTAATAGAGAAGAGAAAGAATACGAGTGGATGTCCGATATCTTTATCCCTGAGTTCGCTTCTGTTATGCTCACAGACGCTTCCGACTGGGCTAACCAGTACTTTACCACTCGTGATTTCGTAGAGGTAAAATTAGACAATGAAAATAAAGATTCCGAGAGAAAAGCTCAGGCAGCTAAAAGACTTATCAATCAGACTCTTAACATCAGAGAGCTCTACCATTATCACAAATACATGCGTGCTCGTCACATTAACTCGATTATTGGAAATGTTTATATTATTTGTTGGTGGGACAAAGAAACCAAGAGAGAGTTTGTAGGCTATAACGACGTACAGACTGACACTGGTTTTGACACTGAAGGTAATCCTATGATGTCAGAAACCCAGATGCCAGCATATGAGATTACTCAGGAGCCTCAGTACGAAACAACTATAATTAAAGACCACTTCAACTATGATGTTCTTGATCCTAGAAATGTATTTACTGATAATAAATATGCCTACAGTGTAAGAGACAAAGACTGGATAATCATCCGCTCTGAAAAGACCCTTGGGAAACTAATAGAAGATAAGGCTACTCATGGTTACTTTGATCTTGATGAAGTTGTTGACATGTTCAAAGAAGGCGAAACTACAACGTCTATGGAAACATACAACAGCGATCCTTCTAACCATTTCACCTATTATACTAACATAAACCGCTATGTTGATATCTATGAAAGGTATGGTAAATACCCTGTAAAGGTTTTGACAAGAGACGAATCTAACAACCCAATAGATATAGAACCAGCGATAACTGAGAACGGTGAGTTTGATTATGAAAATGCTGAGATGGTTGAGTGTATCATAACTCTGGCATCTATTGGTGGCAATTACAAACTTATTAGGTTCCAGCCCACTCCTTTTATTGATGCCTATGGTAAGCCCTACAAACCTATTATCAGAGGTTGGTGTTATATCCATCCTACTAAAGACATAGGGTTGAGTGATGGAAAGTACATGAGAGAGCTTCAGATCGCTCTCAACGACACTTTCAACATGAACAATGATAGGACCACGCTTGGTACAATACCTACGTTAAAAGCTCGTAGACAGTCCGTGATGGACAATGACACAATCTATATAGCTCCCGGTAATGTCATGGAGCTTGAAAGTCCAGAAGATGTTATGGAGCTTACGGTAAAAGACAACTCTCAAGGCGCCCTTGCTCAGATAGGAATGTTGAGAGAGTACATCCATCAAGTATCAGCCAGATACCCTACTAGCATGGGTGAGCTTCCCGGTAAGGCTAGCACTTCTGCTACAGCTGTTAATGAGACAGGACAGAGAGCGAACACGAGAGCCAACTATAAATCTCTTACTGTAGAGTACACATTCCTGATTGATCTGTACTGGATGATCCTTCAGATGGCTAATCAGTTCATGGAAGAAGACACTGCTATGGGTATTCTTGGTGAGTACGTATATGACTTTGATCCTAGAGCCGATTATACTTATAGTCCTGTAACATCTTCGATAGAACAAGAATACAGCAAGTACAGAAAGCTTCAGCTGATAGATTCTTTTATAGCTAAACTTTCTAAGATACCTAATCCTAATGTTATAAAGACTATCAATTACCTTCTTGTTGAAGCGTTTAAACTGTTCGGTAATGAGTTCCCTCAATTCAAGGATTTCCTGTTAGATGAAAGCGCTCCGCCTCCTACTGATGATGGACAGTTTACTCAAGGCGCTGGAGCTGCTCCTGCTCAGAATCAGGAAGGCGCTCCGATGAGCGGTGCTGAAATAGAGACACGTAATGGTGTTAACCAAGGAGCTATATAATGCTTGGTGAAGAACCTAGAACAATAAGTGCATATTTAAAAGAATATGGTCGTAAGGGACGTATAACTCAAAGACTGTTGGAAAAGAACATAGAGTCAATAGGAGCTGTATTAGCTACAGAGCTTGGTAAAGATATTTTGTTTGATGATATAGAACGATATGAAACATTGTTATGGAGGTTAATAGACAATGGTTATGGTTATGAGAATGGTCAGATAGACGATGACTTGTTGGTTGAGATGAGATATCTCAAGGATAGGATTTTAAAGTTGTCGAACAGGATAAACCAGTATCTTGAACTTACTGGTAAGGGAGACAAATAATGGAAGAACTTGACAATGGAAGCGTAATCGCTGAAGAAGAAGTAGTAGAGACTGAAGTAACAGAAGTCTCTGATGCTGATTTGGATGCGGCCTTTCAGGAGTTCATTGGGAACACAACCGAAACAGAAGAAGTTGTAGAAGAAGAGACCATAGAGACACCCGTGGTTACACATCCCGAATCTTCAAGACTTGGGCGTAAAGTGAAATACATGGAACAGAATATGGTTTCTAAAAACGAGTTTACGCAGTTGGACAGAAAGATAGACACCCTTCTTGAACAGTTGAACCGTAAACCTCCTGAACCAGAGTATGATGAATATGGCAACGTTGTTGAGAAACAGGTTGACATAGACAGTCTAGTGGATCAGAAGTTGGAACAGCGAGAAACCAAGAAGCAGAGAGAAGCCTATGAAGCTTCCAGAGTCTATCAGGAAGGTTACATTGCGAATCTCAGAGAGCTTATAAATGAGATAGAGGACCCAATTGTTGCTAGAGATGTCTTTAAAAAAATGACAACTCCCGGTTCAGAATACAATGTTAAGTATTCAGAGAACCCGTATACAGATGTGTCCAAGAATTTCATTAAAGCTATCAAATCGGTACAGACCCCGTTCAGTAAAAAGAGAGGTGCCAGTGTGCCTACAGGAGTTACCACGACTACTACAGTTAGNGGTCCNGTAAAGAAGATGCCTAAGCTCGANCCTGAGGCAGAAGAGTTNGCAAGGCTTACTGGTATGAACGAAGANTCTATTATGTCTGCTCTTGAAGGGGAAATGCCTTCTAAGTTTAGGAGGTAAATATGAGGAAACTGTGGCGTAAGGGAAAGTTTGAAGACAGNCGCAAGTACTTTANATGTAGGACTTGTGGAGCTATCAACAGGATTGACAGAAATCTGGAATCAGATAGAATGGATACAACTGTTGTAGATATAAGTGTTGAGAACATTCCTTACGATACACATTCAACTACGATAGTGCTAGACACATTAAATTGGTTAGGTTCAGTTATAGGAAGTTCTAGCACGTTCTACACCAACAAACAGACAATAGTTAACTCTGGTTGCTGGTTCTGTGGATCATCAAGGTTATAATATTCTAGGAGGTTTATTATGGCTTACGGTTTTGAAATAGCAGAAGGTACTACTCGGACTTATTGGGCAGCCACCGATGGTACTTCTACATACTACATGGGACAGTTGGTATCCTTTTCGGCAGCTGCTAAGGCTGCTACACCGGGTACTGTTGTTCCTCTCGCTGTCCCTGCTGGTGCGTTTGATACAACAAACTTCCAGACAATCGCTGGTATAGTTGTTGGTTTCTCGGATATGACACAGACATTCGATGCAACTACAACTAATAAACAGTACGCCGCTGGTGTGACCACTCAGGCTGCTCAGGCAGCTCGTCTGTTCTACAACGGTGGTACTGGTATGTACAGTCCCAACGATCCTCAGGTTCTTGTGCAGGTTGCTGAGATTCTTCCCACAACCGTTATAAAAGGACCCATCTGTGAGACTGGTGGTATAGCTCCTACGGTTGAGACTGATACTGGTGGAGCTGACTCAACAGGTTACACAACCGCTGGTACGCAGTCTGCTTCGTCTTTTACACCTGTGGCTAATACATGTTCGGTTTATTGCCGTTCTGGTAAAAACATGGGTCTCTGGAGAACTACAAATGATACGTCTACTACAGCTATGGATGTTACAGTAGCTTTTCCGTATGACGTTGCTGCTGGAGATACGTTTGCTCGTTTCTCGCTTAAGCAGGGTCTTTCATTGATTTACATTAATGGCCCCGGTCTCTACATTGATAATACTCTTTCTGGTGGTACAACTAATTATTTCGGTGCTTTCGTTTACAATATTAAAGCTGATGAAGCTGGCAAGGAATATGCCGAGTTTAGGTTTGACGGTTGCCACTTCTCTCAGATAAGGTCATAAGGGGGATAAGACATGGCTAATCCGTTAACTTCTGCACAGTTCGTAAGACTCCTTGACAAGAGACTTACAGATGTTTTTGATGGCACAACCGCTAGGGAACTCCCCCCCATGATTGACACGCTTTATTCTAGGACTGGTTCCAGCACTGCGTGGCAGGAATACTGGGGGATAGGAGCACTTGGTGACATTCCCGAATTCAATGGATCGATCTCGTATCTGTCCCTCAATCCGGGTTACTACACCAAGATAGAGCCTAAAGAATACGCTGGTGGTATTCAGTTTGAGCGTAAACTTCTGGCTGACAAACAGTATGGNGTTCTTGATAACAAAGCAGAAATGCTTACCAAGAGTGCTATGCGTACAATGGATAAGATTGCTGTTAGACCGTTTGCTTACGCATTCTCTAGCGCCTTCGATTTCATGACTTCTGAGGAAGGGGTTGCTCTTTGTAGCGACTCTCACACAACAAAATCTGGTGTGTCTACTGCTACCGGATTCGACAATGCTGGTACTTCCGCTCTCTCAAAGACTTCTCTTGCTGCTACACGTATCCTTATGAGGAAGTTTAAAGATGACATTGGCAACAGGCTTGAAATTAATCCTGATATGTTGCTTGTTCCTGATAACCTCTACGATACAGCGATGGAGATTGTGGGTTCTGACAAAGACCCTGAAAGTGCTAACAACACTGTTAACATGATGAAGGGTCGTTTCAAAGTAGTGCCGTATATGCGTTTGGATGACTACGACACTAACAACTGGTTCACGATTGACTCAGCNGCCATGAAACAGCATCTTCTCTGGATTGATCGGGAAAANCCCAGTTCACAGAACACGGTTGATTTCGAGACATTCGTATGGAAGTTCTCTNTNTANTTCCGTATAGGTGCTGGCTTTACAGATTGGCGCTGGATCTTCGGGCAAAACGTGAGTTAAGTACCCGCTCTGCGAAAGCATCGGGCTTGGTTCGGGGGGTTAACCAGTATAGGTCGCTCCTATAAAACCCCCCAATAAAATTGTGTCCCTATTTGGGTAAGTGGTGGTTAAAATCCATCAGGCACAAAGGAGAATAAAATGGGTTTGACAAAATTTCCTAATGGAGTTTCTAGCTTTGGTGTCCCTATCTTTGGCACAGGTGCCGGTAATGTTCCTGTGACACTTGGCAATTATTGGTTTGTAAATAGTGCTACCGGTAATAACCAGCCTGAATTTGGCAAAGAAAAAGATAGACCTTTCGCTACTATTGATTATGCTATCGGTAAATGTTCTGCATACGATGTTATTATAGTGGCTCCGGGTCATGCAGAAACTATCAGCGCTGTTGGTGGTATTACTGCTGATGTTATTGGTATCACAATTGTGGGTCTAGGAACAGGACTTAAACGACCTACGGTTACTATGGACACAGCCGCTACAACTTCTGTTGTGGTTTCAGCCGCTTCTGTTACAATTGACAATATTATATTCACTGCTAACTATGCTGATATAGCAACTTGCTTTACAGTAAGTGGCAAAGACTGTACAATTAAAAACTGTTCATTCCTTGAAACAGCAACTAATATGAACTTCCTTTCTATTGTTATCACTAGCACAACAGATCATGCAGCTGATGGTCTTTCAGTTCTTTACAATGAAAGAATATCTATTGATGCTGCTGCTTTGGCTTTTGTATCAATACTTCAGGCTTGTGACAGACTTAAGGTTATAGGCAACTTTGATAATCAGGCTTCCGCAGCTGATGTTGGTCACTTCATAATCATGGCTGCTAAGGTATGTCTTGGTGCTCAGATTATAGGTAACATACTAAACCTCACAGGTGATAATAATGCCCAGACAGTTGGTGTGTTTATGACTGGTTCTTCTACATCTTCTACTGGCATTGTGGCATACAACCTTGTAGGGTCTCTCGATACTACAACCGAGTTGTTTGACACAGCGACGCTGGATTTCCAGCACTTCGAAAACTACTACACAGGCACTATAGCAACTTCTGGTAAGTTGTGGCCTGCTGCTGATGCAGCGTAGTTAGAAACTAATTGGGGGGAGCAATCCCCCCTTCTTTTCCTAAACTGATTAAATTGAGGTAAGTATGGCTCGTCCTAAGAAAGTAACACCCGTAGTTGAAAACAGTGATTATCAGATGTTCTCAGAAATAGATATTAATCATCACGGTAACGTTGGATCGTATCTTCCAGCTTGGGCTTACAGCCAGCTGATAGGTGATCTTCAGAGTGAGATAGACAAGGATGAAATTCAGGTGTCTCAGCAGAACATTTCGTCCGACAAGGCCAATGAGCTTAAGAGAACTATAAAACTCAAAAGAGAAAGACTAGCAGAAATCGTAGAGAGCAGACCTAAGGTTGATACCGATCAGGTTGACAATATCCAGAAGGGTCTTGGTGAGAAAATCTCAGANTCNATGTTCACCTATACTGATATGCATAGAGGNACAGCGGATGCTCACGAAGAAGCTCGTCGTATGTCTGAACCCTGTATAAAGCTTTCTGATGCAGAAGCCAACTTCGCTATNGGCTGTAACGTTGTCCCTAATGTTAANANAATGATCAGCCGTAATCAGGCNGCTAAGATGTGGAANNTNGCACGTAGATATCTTGGAGAAAATTCTAATATAGAAANGCTCAGAAAAGGCTAAGGAGATAACATGGATGGTTGGACATTATCACGGGATGTTAGAGAACTCCTTAATGAAGCAGAAGAGTCTTTATATATATCTGACCGTACTACATATGACTATCTTTATGAGGCTGCTTGTTTCCTTAACAGACGTATAAACTGGGGAACAAGTTCTCAGACTATAACTACTGTAGACGGTACTTCCGAGTATACATTGAACAACGACTTCATGGGTTTGTTTGTTAAGAACACCGATGGAGAGTTTGTATTAAAACTTAATGATGGTACTAGTGATTATTGGCTTACTAGGTCTGAATATGTCACTCAGTATTATGCCAACAATACGGACGAAGTAGCCATTCCATATACATTCTCAATTAAAGATGCTTCTTT